GGTCGGCACGGGCGGGGACCCTGAAGGGGTCGCTCGTACATGCGGGCACGATGAGGCGCGATTTCCGGCTCTTTTGAAAAATTCCAGCCCTTCCCGCCGCTTGTGTCGTTACTGCTTGATTAGCAGACGCGAAACGGCTAGATTCTTGCTATGCAAGCGGACTTTGAACTTCAGGCGGATGGCAGCGTTAAGGTGGCGCGGGGTGCGCGCGCCCAAACGGGCTTTGGGAACCTCGGCGCGGGTCGGCCGAAGAAAGGCGAGCCGTCTCCGAAGTTCGCCGACAACTCCGACTTGTTCTCGGATGAGTCGGAACAAGACTTCGACGAATTTGGCGACCGCGAGACCGCGAAGATTCAATACGAATCGGCCAGGGCGCGAAACGAGTTAGCCAAGGCGCAACTCAACGAGATCGCAGTCCGCATTCAGTCTGGGAAGTACGTCTCACGGTCGTCGGTTCAACAGGCGAGCGCGACCATGCTTGCGACGCTTGCGCAAACCCTGCGCAGCATCCCCGACATGCTTGAACGCAAGGGCGCGACCCCGGACGTGTGTCAGATGGTCGAAGTCATCGTCAACGATGCACTCGACGGCGCAGCAAGCGACCTTGAGATGCTCGGGGGCGCGCGCTAGTGACCTTTGACGACCCTCTCGACACCAGCGGGCACTACGGCACATCACTAGAAGACATCAGCGCCGGATATCTGGCTCTCAAGCCACCTCGGCGCATGAGCGTGGCCGAAGGTGCCGCCGCTGCACTGGTGCTCAAGCGCCCCGGCGACGCCGCGGTGCCGTGGAGTGCCGCCGACACGCCGTACATGGTCGAGCCGATGAACATACTCGCCAGTCGGCGGCATTCGGCGGTGTGCTTTGTGGGACCTGCCCAGTGCGGAAAATCGGCTTCACTGCTCGAAGGCTGGATGGCTCACGTCGTCACCAACGACCCCGGCGACATGCTGATCGTGCAGATGACCGAGGCCAAGGCCCGCGAGTACAGCAAGCAGCGGATCGACCGGGCGCTGCGCTATTCGCCAAAGCTCGCGGCCCTGATGGGTAATGCCGCCGACGACAACACGCACGACAAGTCGTTCCGACACGGCATGTGGTTGCGGATTGCGTGGCCGACGGTGACGAACCTGTCTTCGACCAGCTATCGCTATGTCGCGCAGACCGACTACGACCGGATGCCCGACGACATAGACGGGGAGGGCGACGCCTTCTCGCTGGGGCTCAAGAGAACGACGACCTTCATGTCGCGCGGAATGATTGCGGTCGAGTCCTCACCGGGTCGGCCGTGGACGGACCCTGCCTGGCGAGCTTCGACCCCGCACGAAGCGCCGCCAGTCGGCGGGATTCTGGGTATCTACAATCGCTCGGACCGACGCCGCTGGTACTGGCAGTGCCCAGACTGCTCGGAGCATTTTGAGGCGTCGCCTGGGGTTGGCCTGTTCAATCTGCCGCCCGATGGGCAACTGCTTGAGGATGTCCGCGGGACCGACATAGGCAAGATGGCTAGGCACTTCGCCAAGGTCGTGTGCCCGCATTGCGGCTCAGTCATTGACTACCGCCACCGCTACGAGATGAATCAGCGCGGGCTCTGGTTGCCGGACGGTGTGACGATCACCCGTGACCGCGAGATAGTCGGCGAGCCGATGACCTCGACGATTGCCGGCTACTGGCTTGGGGGCGTCGCGGCGGCCTATCAGTCTTGGGAAAACCTGCTCAACAAGCACTTCCAAGGGCTGCGCGACTACGCCATGACGGGCAACGAAGAGTCGCTACGCGTTGCCGTCAACACCGACCAGGCGATGCCGTACATCGCGCGCCACCTCATTGAATCGGGGGCGCGGTCCAAGCCAATTGAGGATCGGGGCGAGGATTCCTTGACCCGCTACGTCGTGCCGGCCGAAACGCGCTGCGTCTTGGTGGCAGTGGACGTGCAGGGTGGCACGACGGCGCGCTTTGTCGTACAGATTCATGCGGTCGGCCCGAACATGGAGCAGTGGCTCGTTGACCGACACGAAATCCGCCACTCGAACCGTGAAGGGATGGGGCAGGACAAGGCGCCGGTCGATCCCGCGACCTACCCGGAAGATTGGGATGTGCTGACCGAGCGGCTGCTACGGGCCACATGGCGGACGCCGGACACCACGCGCGAAATCAAGGCTCGATTGGTGGTCGTCGATACCGGGGGCGAGGACGGGGCGACCTGGAACGCCTACGCCTGGTTCCGTCGTGTGCGCCATGAGGGTATGGGCGACCGGGTGATGCTATACAAGGGCGCAAACACCCCAAACGCGCCGATCCTGAAGCTCAGCCGCGTCGGAAAGCGCGGCGCTCGGGACAAGGGTGATGTGCCGCTCTATGTCTGCAACCCCAATCTTCTGTCGGATGGCGTAGATGCCGGCCTGCGCCGCTCGACACCCGGACCGGGCTACATCCACTTCCCCAAGCCCAAGCACCCGACGCAGAACCCGAACGGGTGGCTCGTGCAAGCGTTCTTTGACGAACTAAAAGCCGAGCAACGCGACAAAAACGGACGCTGGCAACAGGTTCGCAAGCGCAACGAGAGCTTCGACTTGTGCCGGATGATCCGGGCCGGGATGCTGCGCCTAGGGCTCGACAAAATCCGCGACTGGAACAAGGTGCCGGCCTGGTTGGCGCCCCTAGACCTCAACAGCAACATCGTCGCGGTCGAGGACCGGCAAGCCGAGCAAGACAACGCGCCGATTCCGGTGCCGCCCAGCGAGTCACCTCCGGTGCGGATCGTCTCGCAGCGCCCGCGCCGCAAGCTCCGGTCGGCGTCGAGCCCATACCTGCGTTAATTTTTCGGGTTAAGAGTCAAATAAGCTCGGAAATTCGGCCACAGGCGAAAAACAAGACTTCGCGCGACCATGCCGCATGGTCACGCAATCCGACATTGATTCCCTGAACCGCGCCATCGCGAGCGGCACCCGCTCGGTCACGATCGGCGGGCAGACGGTCGTCTACAACACGACCGAGAGCTTGATTAAAGCTCGCAACGACATGCAGACCCAATTGAACGCGCAAAACGCGCAGACAACGGGCAAGCGTCGTTCAAAGCAGACCCTCTTGTTCCAGTCTGGTAGGGGGTTCTGACATGGCAACCCGAGGCCGGCCACCGAAGCCCGAGACGCTGATCGCTCGCGCAGTCTCCGAGGCGCTAAGAGTCCAACGCGAAGGGGCGCAAGGCACGTCCAAGCTCAACGTGCGCGCCAAGTACAACGCGGCAGGGCAGGGGCGCCGGCTTGCTGGGTGGAACCCACCGTCGAGCGGGCCGAACGTCGCACTAAGCGGCCTTCAGACCATCCGCAATCGCTCCCGGGACTCGTCGCGCAACGACTGGTCCGGCGCTTCTGTTGTGCAGAAGTGGGCAACGAACCTGGTCGGCATCGGCATCACGCCGCGGTTCAAGCGGATCACTTCGCCCGATCGCAAGCTTGCGATCACCGACCTTTGGAAAGACTTCGTCCAGCAGTCGGACGCGGACTGCGTTTTGAACTTCTACGGGCAACAGACCTTAGCCGTTCGGACGTGGTTTGACGCGGGTGAAGTGTTCCTGCGCCGTCGTTCGCGCTTTTTGGACGAGGGCCTGCCGGTGCCGATGCAGCTTCAATTGCTCGAACCTGAGATGGTCCCGCTGCTTGACGCGACAAGCTATCAAGGTCTCCCGCAAGGCAACTTCATCAAGTCGGGCATCGAGTTCAATCGCCGCGGTCGGCGAATCGCCTATTGGGTTTACAAAGAGCACCCCGGCGACGGCACGATGATGTCCGGTATATCGCCGGATTCGCTTGTGCGAATCCCTGCGGCTGATATCTGCCACATTTTTGAGCCTCTTCGTCCCGGCCAAGTGCGCGGCGTGTCGGCCTTGGCGCCGATCCTGACGCGGCTTCGGACCATTGAGGACTACGACGACGCGACGCTGACCCGTCAGCAGTTGGCGAACCTGATCGTCGCCTTTATCTCCCGCAAGCTCCCCGCACTGACGGGCGATGAGGACATCAACGGCATGACCGGCTTGGAAGCCGAGGCCGATGTCGAAGGCCGGCCGCTGGTTGGGCTTCAGCCTGGGTTGGTGCAGGAACTTGAAGACGGACAAGAGGTGCAGTGGTCAAACCCGCCGGAAGCGGGGACTACATATTCAGACTACATGCGCACGCAGCACCTCGGCACGTCTGCGGCGACCGGGCTCCCCTACGAGATTTTCTCTGGCGACATTGCCAACGTGTCCGATCGCACGCTGCGCGTGATCATCAACGAATTCCGTCGCTTGGCCGAGCAGCGGCAGTGGCAAGTGATTATCCCGATGATGTGTGTGCCAGTGATCCGCTGGTTTGCGGAGGCGGCGACGCTTATCGGCGCAATCACGGGCGACGAGTTTGACAACGTGCGCCGTGCTGAGTGGGCTACGCACGGATGGGCGCATATTCATCCGGTGCAA